ACCCTTGGCCTTGCCGCCACCCTTGGCCTTGCCACCTCCACCCTTACTACCTCCGCCTCCACCGCCGGCGAACCGCCCGTTGGCATCGCGCTTGTAAGTCCTGGCCATGCTTCTACCGTGCGGTCGATTTAGTTTGCCCCACCCCACAAGCGCACGGCACGGTCAAACCCGATCTCACCGCTTAGCAGCTGATCACCCAGCGTTTTGCCGAAAATCGCCCGCGTCGTCTCTGGGTTGTTCTGCAGCCACTTCCGCGCCGCCTGCCGGTAGCCCAGGTTCTGCTCCCCGCTGTCGCCGGTAGCTGATCGCTGCGGAGGCACCAGGGTGCCGTCTGGCGCCCTGTCCGGCGCCGTCCACTTCCTCGGCACCACGTAGCAGCGGCACTGAGGATGGGGCGAAACCTTGTTCCTTCCGTCCCAGTAGGCCGCAGGCTGCCCCACCGTCAGCGTCCTGCCGTCCATGCTGATGCAGACCGGGCAGGTTTTGGGATCGAGGATTGCGATCCACTGCATCGCCCCCTGCAGCCAGTCGGGATCGGTCTCCACTTCGTAGATCAGGGCCTGGGCGGCATCGGCAACACCCCCAACACCCGTTCTGATCAAGGCTTCCACGTTGCCTTCGGTGATTCGGACCACCGCGTCGCCATAGGTGCGCTGCCGGTCCTCGGTAAGCCCCATGCGCATGTAGCGCTCCGACCGATCGGCCACCAGCTGGGGGACCACTTGCGCGAGGGTCTGCGCCAGCGGCTTGCCGTTGGTCACCGCCGCGCCAACGATCGCCGGTACACTGGCCCCTGCTGCTGCGCCAGGCCTGGCCAGGGTGCCTCCGGATGCCTCAACCAAACGACGGGCGAACGCCTGCTGTTCGTCCACGAATGGCGCCAGGTCCTGCCCGAGCCGCTCGATCAAGGGCTGGCCCCATTGCTGGCTGACGGCCGCGGCAATCCGGTCGCTCAGCTGTTGGATGGTGGCGTCGCGCGTGATACTGAGCCCCATCACGCCGCTGTCATCAATCACGGTGCCGATCCGGGCGAGCAGCGGCCGGAGAGTTCGCAGCGCTGCATCGACCTGCCGGTCTTCCATGGCCCGCACCCGGAGGGCGTTGCGTAGGAAGACCTCAATCGGATCCACCGGCTAGGCCTCAGAACTTGTAGGCGAGTACCCTGCCCGATTTGAGTTTGACGCTGGTGAACACGCCCCAGATTGCAAACCCGGCCGGGATCGGCAGATTGTCAAGGCTATCGCCCGTGGCGTTCAGGCAGGTGGTGCCGGCGCCGTCAAGCACCGCGGCGCTGACGGCCTGCAGGGCGCTGAATCTTCCGGTTCGGGTCGTCGTGTCTCCGATCGTCTCGAACCCGTTTGTTTCGTCGAGGCTCATCGGCTAGATCCTGTGGTTGCGATGGTGGTTGGTCTGGCAACGTGGAAGCCGGAGCGGCCTTGATGGGCTGCTCCGGCGCCTGGTGCCTACGAAAGGCCCAGAGACCCATTAGGTCACTTGCGGTAGAACGTGACGGCCGGGGTGCCCGTGGCCGTGATCCGACCCAGATAAGTGGCGCTGGAAGCAGCGGCGATGGTAGCCATGCCGGCGACGCCTCCCAGGGTGACGCCAGAACCTGCCACCAGAGTGATGGCATGGGTTGCGGCGGCACCGTTGATCACCGTCAGCTCGAAGCAAGTCCCCGCCCGTGGCTCGGGAATGGCCGCCACGATCTGCGCAGCAGTCGCGGTGGTGAGGTTGCGGGCCGCGCCAGGCGTCATCGTGACGATGGCGTGGGCGGTTTGATCGCCGGTAAGGGTGGTCGCTGCATCGGTAGCAGCGAGGAACTCCCGACCAGTAAAAGCCTTACCAAAGGTAGGCTTTTCAACAGTGAATTGGCTAGCCATCAGAACACCATGGGAATGGAGTGGACAACGGCAGATACGCCGATGTTTTCGTTCTCGAAAACCTTGGACCAGTTGGCCTTATTGCTGAGATCGGTCCTACCAGGGTCAATGTCGCCAGCCCAGGACGTGCCGCCGATGTGCATACAGGCGTCCCACCGAACGGTGCGAACGTTCTGATCCGCCAGGATGTCGCGATCAGCCTCAGCCCGCAGGGCGTCCTGATAGCCAAATCCCACGGCGCCTGGCTTGGCCAAATACGCGGTGTATTTGTAGCTGCCAGGGCTGCCGGTCCTAGGGGCGTTCTTGGAGACAATCACGCGCTTGCCGGCGAAGGTCGGCACAGTGATTTCGCCATCCTGGAAGGCGCCGGAGAAGTCCCCGAACACAGCGTTTGACGCCGTGATCAGGTTGGCGGCAATGGTGCTGGCATCCACGCCAGGGAGCTCTTTGGCGTTGACGTAGCTGATGGCTTCCCGCAGGCGGAGGTAGTGGTAAGTGTCGGAATGAATGATCAGAATCCCGTAGGAATCTGCGTCTTCATTCAGCTTGGCGTCGCAGCGAATGACGCTATCAACGCTGAAATCCTTCACTGCGCCGCCAGTGTTGTCAACGCTCAACGCGGCAAGCGCTGCGGTTGAGTTGTCGGTACCGGGAGGGCCGAAGACGCCTTCCATGGTGGCGAGGAGGAACTTTTGTTGTTCGTTCTCGACCCATGGAGTGATTTTTGTGGCAAGCGCAGCTTCTGGATCATTTTGAGCGCCTACGGCAAGCTTGACTTTGCCGCCAACGCCCCACGCCTTGGCGCAGTGGTGCAAGACACCGGTTTGCTTTTTGCTGCCGAAGTCGTTCACCTGGAGCTGAACGTTTTCGACAGGTTTCTCAGCATCGCCGGTGAGATCGGGATTCCAGGAAGGGATCTCGAACTTGTCACCCAGCCTGACGGCATCGGTGATCGTTTCACTGGTCTGCATGAGACCAGAGCGAAGGATTGAGGATCGAAGAATCGATTGCTCGATTAAATAATCTGTGAACGGGACGAAGATCTTAGCGTTCGCCCTATCAGTGAAAGCCATTGGAGGCACCGAGTGGGTTAGCTGGCCGCTGGCCTATCGGGCGCGGCGCAGCCTGCCCAGTGCCTTATCTTGCCGCGCTCCTGGCAGCCGCCCGCAATGCCGCGTAGCGGTCTGGATCAGTTCGCGCTATTCGGGATTGCTCGGTGAGGTTGAAGCCGTCCGAGGTGAAGAACTTCAGGTCAGGGTCAGCGCCCGCCAGCGCCGGCGCTCCGCTGCCCCGGCTTGCCGGTGCTCCGGTGCCACGGGGAGCGGGGGCCTTGAGGTAGTGCCTCGGCAGATTGGCCTGTGCCCAGTCGACCAGGGGAATGCGCTCCAGGCCGTTGACCACTACGGGGCCATCGGGACCCTTCTCGATCTGTTCCGGCTTGAGGCGGCCCGACACGAACACGTCGTCTGGATCGTGCATCACGGTGGCCAGCACCGACGTAGCAGGCGCGATCAGCTCCAGATCTCGGATCCTGTCTTCAAGCTCCTTGATGCAATCCTTCAGCGCCTTGGTGTCGCGGTCGTACTGCTCCTGCAACCTGGCCTTAGCCGCTTCATAGTTGCCCTCGCTCTCAAGCTTCTGCTGCTCGGTCTGCTGCCTAAATTCCCGCAGCTCCTCGGCTTCGGTTTTAATCGTCTTTTTCTCTTCGAGGAGTTCGCGGTTTTTCCGCTCCAGCTTCTCGACGCTTTCCCGCAGGGTTTGCAGTTCGTCGCTGGGTTTCGGCGCAGCCGGTGGGGTCAATTCGTCAGCCATGTTCGCCGCAGGCGGTACAGTCCGGAGTCTACTTCCTGCCGCTGCCTATATCAGGCTGGCGGCTGCCCTGGTGGCGCGTTGAGCCCCCCCAGCGCTCCGCCCAGCCGATCGGCCTGCTCCTGCATCCGCTGCCGCTGGATCGCCTCGGTGGCCTGGAGTTCTGCATCCACGTCGAGCTCTCCAAGCCACTCGCCATCAGCCAGCCGTTGTAGGAGGGTCTCCTGGGTGATCTTGCCGGCCTGCTCCAGCGCGATCAGCTGCTGGACCTCAGCCGGTTCCAGTTTCTGGCTGACGAAATCGCGGTTGACGATGCAGTTGCCACCAGAGGGGAGGTCGAGGTAGCGAGCGTGAAAGTCCAGGCAGGTGTCGATCATGTCCTGGAGCTGCAACGCTACGGACATCAGCACCGAATCACCCTGGCTGCGATCGATCGCCTTTGCCACGCCGGACTCTTGGAAAGCCTGCTGCCCGAGGATGGCGGCGACTCCTAGCTGACTGATCTGCTTCTCGATCAGCTCCAGATGCTTGAACTGGTATTCGTACGACTTGCCCTGTGGTTCTGTGTACTCCGCCCTCGCACCCTCCGGCGCACCAGTGGCCGACTCTGGCCCGGCTTCCAGGCTCTCAACCTGAGCCGGGAACCCGTACAGGAACAGGCGCGGCACGGCTGCCAGGTGAAGCTGGTTGGCCAGGTCACTGGATCGCCGGTAGGCCTGCAGGTTGAGCCAGGCGATCTCCTCCAGCGGCGGCTGGGATTCGAGTAGTGCCGTGCGGTTGCTGTAGGCGATGGCGAAGGGGATCTCTTCCTGCGTGGTGGGACCGTCCTCAACCAACTCAAAACCACCGTTTGCGGATCCTCGCTGCTGATACAGGCGGAACCGATTGGACTCCAGCACGCGCACTTGCTGCGCGATCTCCTCGCCCCACTCAGAATCAGGAAGCGGCAAAGTCTGCTCCTCATACAGGCGCAGCTGGGTGAGCTTCTGGGTCCCATCCGCCATCGAATGGCGAAACCCTAAGATGTTGCGGGGGGTGTAGGTACACCAGTAGGGCCGATTGCTCACGGCGTCATCCTCGCGGCCGTAGTCCACAAGTGTGCCGATATGGCCATACCTGAACATCAGCCGCGCCTGATTGTACGCCCAGACATTGAGGTCGTTCCCCTGCAAATCAACGTCGAACAGGTGTTCGGTGATCTCATCCGGCACGTTCTCCAGTCGGATCGGCTTGCGCGTGAGCATACCGGCAAGCATTGACTCCATCCGGCTGTAGTACGGCGGCAGGACGGACTGAGCCAGGCGGTTCCTGTAGCTGTCATCACCTTCCTTCGGCTCCTTTGGCAGCCAGGTAGTACCACCGGCCTGCATCTGCAGGGTGCCGCCAACCAGGTTTTCGATCAGCTTCCAGCGCGGCTCTTGCCTACGCCAGGCGTACCCAGGCTCCTCAACCCTTAGATCAAGGTTGCTGGTCTGCGCCACCAAGGTGGGCAGGTTGTTGGGATGCCGGATCGTCATACCCAGAGCTTGCCGCTCAGTCCTCGGTGCTGCTCAGGGTCAAGCTGCGGCATCAGTCCTCGCTCAGGTCCTCATCCTCATCGTCGTCATCGGCCATCACGGCCTCTTCCAGGAGCTCAACGCGGGCGACCAGCTCGCGGTGCTCTTCAAGCAGGTCACGAAACGCGGTGAAGAAGGCGAAGTCCATCGGCAGTCATGGTGGTGCCACCAGAGACTAGTACAACCTGATGCCGCCAACAGCCTTACCCGCCCTGGGCTTGCCGATCTCAAACAGGCGATGGATGGGATAGCCGAGGGCGTCGTTCAGGTGGTCATAGCCCGATTCCTTGTCCGGCTCGCCGTCTTCGGTCCAGCTCTGCAGCTCCAGGCACTCGGTCAGCTGCGGACAATCGGGCGTGATCCACAGGCGGGTTTCCCCTAACCCGTTCATCAGCGCAGCCTGAACCGCAGCGACGCGATCACGCACAGGAGGGTTGGCCGCCGGGGCCATGTTTGAGATGTTGTAGCTCTCCAAAATGTCGATGTCGCTTTTGCTGCTGTTGCTGCTCTCATTTTTGCCCGAGGCATCGGGATAGCCGAGGATCCGCGCATCCGGGAAGCGCTTGCGAATCGCCTTTCCCATGGCATCGGTGTCGTGTGCCTTGTGAACCTCGCCAAACACCCACAGCTCTCGGCCGCGCCTGACGGCAAGCACCGCGTTGCAGTTGCGCGCGTTGAAATCAAAACCGCAGATTATCGTCTCGTGCGGGTGTGGGAGGCCCGGCGTGCCCTCGTAGGGTCGGCCGAACCGATTGAGCAGCGGCGGCAGGGGCCTGACGTGGTGCTCGCGGTTGAAGCGGTCGTAAACCTGGCCGGTCGTCAAGTTGACGAACAACCCATCCAGGTAGGCCTTCAGCAAGCCTGGGTCATAGTTGGCGCGCAGGGTGTCGATGAAGTCAGGCGGGAGGTGCGGGTTATCGATGGTGCGCATCCGCAGCAGGCGCCGATCAGGCCTGGCCTTGGCGTCGTCGCTGGCGAAGGTCTTCCACATCCACCGGTAACCCTCCGGCGTTGACGCTGCGGCGAACTGGCGCACGTTGCCGGAGCGCAAGCGCCCGAGGATCTTGGGGAAGGCTTTGGCGGTGATCGATGGTGCCACGGTGTCCACCTCATCAGCCAGCACCCATGCCAAGTTCAAGCCGATGATCCGCGTCCAGTTCTCAAACGATCGGCACAGGATCTTGGTGTCGCCACCAGGGAGATGTAGGACGTACTCCGGCAGTGGCGTTACACGAAGGGTATAGGGTATCTCATAAGACTCTAAGAACTGTTCAAAGTCCGTCATCCAGATATCACGAATCAGCGGGCCGGTAGGCTCCATCACGCAGCCGATATAGCCCTGGTTGGCGATAGCCAAGCTTACGGCCTTGGCGCAGAGTGCCCGTGTCTTGCCAGCGCCATAGCCAGCGGTGACGCCGAGGATCCGGGTGTCCTGATCAGCGACGAAAGCGGCCTGGCCCGGGTGCAGATCCGCCACCAGGCGGGCCAGGAGTTCAGCAGTGTCGAGGATGGGCGGAGCGCTGGCGGTGCGCTTGATCTGCAGCTGTGCAAGCCGCGCCTCCAGGGACACGGCTAGGGGTGCCATGGCTAGGCCTCAGGCGCCTGCGTCCCCAGCCCCCTGGCCTGCATCTGCAGCAACAGAGCCTGCTCCAGCTCAGCTGGCAAGTCAACGGCCGCTACAGCCTCCAGGACGGTGGCCATGGTCTTGCGCTCGGTGCGGCGATCGGCTGCGGCGTCGGACCACGTTTCGCGCGTGCGGGGGTGGTGCGTCAGCCACCACTGGGCATCGCGGGGATCCTGAGAGCCAAGAACCTTTTCAATCGCTGCGATTTCGGCCTCGTGTTGCCCCGCCTGAATAGCGCGCCAAAAATCTATAGCTAGCTGCGATTTCTCTTCTCTACCCTCTTGCATCCAGCGCACAACAGTCCGCAGGGACACTTCGCAAGCGTCCGCGATGGTCTGCGGTGCGCCTCCCTTGGCGGCGATGCCCCTAGCCCTGGCCACAAGCTCCGGCGTCAGCAGTGAAGGCCGCCCTGCGGTCACGAAGTCGATTCGATCGGTTTGCCCACTGTAGCGGGTCCCACCAGCGGGGCATGTGTGGACGGGATTTCGGCCCACGCTTCACACACACCTCGCGCGCGCCCGCGCGAACGTGCCCCCACAAAAGTGAACTTTTGGTCCACTCCCCAGTCCCTGACAGCGTTTTGGTCGTTCACATCACCTGTTCACACGGCGTGAAAAGTGAAGACCTTATGCCAATCCCCAACTGGCACGCGCTGTTCACTTTTCACATCTCGTGTGAACACCCATGTGAACTGTCCACATCCCTTGCCTTGCAAGGCCTTTACTCAATTCCTTCACACGAAAAAAAAAGACGCTTATAAGGGATTAAGAGATGGAAGTGAACCAAGGTCCCAACCGTCTCAGCCTGGTCTCACCCTCAGACGCCAGTCCCCGCCCCGCGTGCCACTTCCAGCCAGTGATCGGACAGCCGGTAGTGACCCGGCAGGCTGCCAACCCGCACAACCTCGGGATCCCTGCCCCCGGTGACCCGGGTGAGGCCGTTGGAGACCGTTCCGCGCGAATACCCGAACCGGCTCCCCAGCTCCTCCCCGATCGCCTTGCGATGCAGCGAGCCGACGCCGTTGTTGAGCGCTGCGGTCAAGACTTCCACGATGTGGGCACGGCAATCCCGCTTGAGCTCCACCCCCGTGGCCACCTGCAGCCGACCGGTGAGCGTATCGACCTGATACAGAAACTCTCGCGCCGTCCCCTGCCGACACTTCCGCACCTTCCAGGCCCGCAGCACCGTGCTGGTCCGACCCTGGCGCCCGCCGCCCCGCTTCGGCTTGCTGTCGTCCTCAGGCCCTGCCGGCACGAGTTCGATGCTGTGAACGATGCTGGGCACCTCCTTCCAGGCCTTGGCGCCCGCCGCAGTTCCGTCCGCCGTGCCCTCGTGGTTGATCCAAAGCACCGAAGTGTGCTGACAGAGCACTTCCTTCGTCCAAGTCAGCAACGCGGTGACCTGCCCGTTGTCGCAGTAGTTCAAATCACATTTCGATGTCACCGCCTTGCAGGAGTCGATCACCACCAGAGCGATGGATTCCTCTTTCACGAACCGCAGCAGCGCCAGGCAGCCCCGTAGGGATGCCTCCCAAGCCATTGCACCCTGCTCTGCATCGTGCGCCCAACAGTGCAGCCTGTGGCCCGTTGTGGTGGGGCTGAGGGCCGGATCGCCGCCGCGCCCCATATCAGCCAGCGCTCTGACCACGGGAGCGGGGCCGGAGTCCGAGGCGATCAAGAGCACGTTCCCGCCCGTGGCGTGTGTGTCGTGGTCGAGGAACCCCATGGAATCGATCACCGCAAAAGCCATCCCGAGCGCGGCCGTCGTTTTGCCCGCGCCAGCAGGGGCGTAGAGCAGGGCTTGATCCCGATCAGGGAGGAAGCCCTCCAGGAGCCAGTCGAGGCCCTCAACCTGCCGCAAATCGATCGACCGGTAGGTGGGCCGCTCGGTCGGCCCGTCCTGGGACTGAGCAGCCAGGAGGCGAAACAGCGCCGCAGTGGTCTGGCCGTCATTTCGGCGAAACCGCTGCATGATTTCCGCCCTCAACTCCATCTCGGCGTCTTCGTCGTCCTGGCGCACTGCGTCAAGGGTTGCGCTGAGGAGGTCGCGATAGCTGAGCTGGGGAGGCTCAGCTGGTGGCCTCGATGGCCCGGAGAGCTCGTCAACTGGTAAGGGGGCCTTACAGGTTGGCTCCCACGGCTGCGCCAGCTGCTCCAGCTCTCGCGCCGCCCGCTCCGGGGTCCAGTTCGCGTTCCCCAAGTCCCAGCCCCTCGGCACGTCGTCCGGAGGCGTCACCATCGACACCACCGCATCCAGGCCATGCAGGATCCCAGCGAGCGCGGCCATCGCCGCCACCCCCTCCGGATCGGCATCCGGCCAGAGGGTCACATCGCGCCCGCGCAGCGGTGACCAGTCCACATGGGCGATCGCCTTGCCGCCGTTGCTCCAGGCCACCACGACGTGGTTGGGGTAAAGGTCTGCAGCTATCAGCGCCTTGCCCTCCCCCTCCACCACCAGCACGGGAGCATCCGGCTGCTCCAGCAGCTCCGGCAAACGGAACAGGGGCCGAGGCGCCGGCCACTCACAGGAGAACGGGTCAGCGTCCGGGCCGGTGGCCCGCGGGAAGTGCCAGCGGCCGTCCAGCCAAACCCTGTGTGTGAACCGCTTACCCGGCTTGCTGCCTGGTTTCTTCGGTGGAAGCCGGAACCGCTGAATCCAGAACCAGGGGTTATCCCGATCCGGTCCATACGGATACTGGTCAACGGCTCGCCCCATCGCTGGTGGTGGCGTGCCGACCGGGGGCACCTCTGGAGCCCTGTGGGGCCTGACAGCCCGCCTGGGTCGGTTGGTGGCCCCAGCAGCTGGCTCCAGCCCCAGCTGACGCTCAACGGCCGACAGGGCCTGCTGCAGACTCCAGCCCCGCACCCGCATCAGCAGATCAATGCCGGAGCCCCCGCCGCCGCGGCCGTCCTTGCCGCCGCAGTGGGAGCAGAACCAGCCACCAGCAGGATCACGGCGGGCGTCCCACTTGAACCGGGTATGGCCCCCGTCTCCGGTCTGAGCTCGGCATGAGGGGCAGGGCCCCTCGCGCTCGCAGAGGTCATCGGGAGACAGACCGGCGAGCGCCTGCAGCAGCTCCGGCCAGCGGCCAGAGGCGGCATCCAAGATGCTGGCCATCAGCCCTTGCGGCTGCTGGCGGCCATGGCGCGGGCGATCAGATCGCGCAGGACGGCAACCCTGGTCGGCAGCACGTCGGTTTTCCCGTCGTCAAGCCAGGCC